GCCAGCCGGGTGTGCAAACGATCCAGTTCTTCCGTAATCTTTTGTTTACCCTGTTCAATTTCAGCAAGTTTACTATTTGTTTCTTCAACGATAATAGACCTGTGCTCTGTGGCGATCCCTTGACGACAAGTTGGACAGTCGTCATGGGAAGAAAAGAATTCGGTTTCTTTGAGAAGCGTGCTGCGTCGGCTATCAATTTGTCTATCGAGTGCGCTGAGCTTCTCCATCCTTGCCCGTACCTTGTTTTGATCTTCAATACTACGTTGTAGTTCGGCGATCTCGCCAAGTAGTTTAGTTGTTTGTTCACTAACATCATTTGCCTGTTTAACATAGTCAGCGATCTGAGCCATCTTTTGCTTCTTCAATGCGTCGTTGTTTTCCTTCAACGTATTGAGATGCAGTGACTCTAGATCAATCTTCTCTTCGGTATTATGAATCTTATAATCAACGTCAGTGATGTTAGTTCTATTTGTTGTTATACGATCCTTGAGTAACGTGTTCATAGTTGTGAACACTTGGATGTCAAGTAGATCCTCAATCACTTCGCGACGAGGCGCAGCAGCAAGCTGCATAAACGGAACAAATGAAGCACTACCAAGAACAACAACCTGAGAGAATGTCTTATGGCTTAGTTTAAGAATATGCTTCTCTAACATCTCCTGAAAATCGTTTGATGCAGCATCTTGATCTAACGGCGTGTCATTGACAACAATATCAAACACCGCAGGTTTTGATCCTCTTCGCACCAAATATTGTTTACCACCAATACTAAATTCACACTCAACAAGAAGTCCCTTGTTGTTAATTGAATTGATCAACTGTCCTTTGTTGACTTTACGGAACGGTTTACCATAAAGAGCAAATGACAATGCATCAAGGATTGTAGATTTGCCAGCGCCGTTTTCACCTACAATCAGAGTCTGGTTGTGGGTGTTAAGAGGAATTTCGGTAAAGACATTACCGGTGCTTAGGAGGTTCTTCCAACGTATTACTTTAAATACAATCATTCAACAGTCAATGCTTCGTTGTATAGTGAAACCATCAACGATTCTAGTTGCTTCTTATCTACAGGTGAATCGATTTGATTTACAAACTTTGTTAATATAGTGAGAGTGTCTTCTGCGTCACTTGTGATGTCGCTATCATCAATAACGTCCATATGAAAATGATCATCCACCACTTGAACATTGTATACTCCTGCCTTCTCGAGTTTATCAACAAACATATCGAAGCAGTAGGGGTTAGTTTTGTTCCGCACGATTAGTTTGACAAAAGTTTCATTATACTTACTAAAATCAATATTGACAACATCGCTAATTTGTTTGTCCAAATCATCGTAATGGATTTTGTGAAAGATCTTGAAAGGATTTTCTACAAACGTAAGCTCACGTGTCTCTGTATCGAATATATGGAAACCTTTTGGATCATCATAATCAGACCAAGTAATTTCATACGGTGTACCTAGGTAATGTATGTTACCAATCTTTGACTGATGATGGAAGTGACCTGACCAGACTGCTTCAAAGTCTGTGAACAACTTTGCCGATACACCGCCTTGGTGAATTGATCCTTTATACATCTCGAATCCGTCTATTTCAAAATGCCCAACAACATGGGTAGCGTTTGTTGTTGTAAGGGTGTTCTTTATATGTTCGTCATTGTCCTCACACCACCAAGGAACAAGAAGCATATTAACATCTTCAAACTCTACTTCCATACAATGATGTACACAGGTGATGTTGTGGTGTCCTTCCAAAAGAAGCTCAAGAGAGTTTACTTCGTTTGTGTTCTTAAAGTACGTGTCATGATTACCCACTAGCATCCATGTTGTGTAATCATTGTTTAAACGATCAAACATATACTTACGAGCATGATGGAAAGTATTGAAGTTGATATACTTCCGTCGATCAAACACGTCTCCCAATTGAACAATGTGGAGGATGTTGTTTTGTTCCAGGTAGGGAAAAAACACTTGCTCATAAAATTTAGCAAAGTGTTTATGAAATGCAGGACTGTCGTTACGTGCACCGATGTGCGTATCACCAAGTAGCGCTATCTTCATTCTTGTTCCTCTTCCAAGAATGCATCTAGTCCTTTCTTTCGCTTGATTTTCTTTTTATTAATATTATCCTCAAACGCCTTAATGAAGTCAGAAACATTCTCACTATCAAAGTCTACTGGGCTAAAGTTAGAGTCGGGATCATCGCCGTGCTCAACTAACTCGTTAAACAACATACTGTGTTCAGACAACTTATGCTTTACATATACTTGTTTCTTTTCCTTTTGGATCCGTCTGAGGAATGCGTAGTAAATGATCTGTGTAAAATACGCAAATGGGTTATCACTTTTACTAGGATCAAAATTATCAAAATAAGAAACACAATTTTCAATCCCGTCACTAATCATCTCCTCACGGTATGAGTAATTAATAAAGTTAGGCTTTGTAGAAAGACGCTTTGCAATTTGCAAAATACATTCACCAACGTAATTAGGTATTGGTGGCGGCGGCGAATTGGTTGCTTCTGCTTGTGCTACCCTGGATTTGTAATCAACGATTACTGTGTAGAGTTGTTTATTATCGACGTAATGTGTTGCCATCAGTTTACTTGTGCGCCATCAACTGGCATCATCTCCAAAAGTTTTTTCAATTGATCACTATCTTGTTGCTCATCACCACGATCAACAAAAGATCCTAATTCAGCATCAATCATTCTTTCATGTTCGTTGAAAAAATAATCCGATTGACGCTCATACACCTCATTGAAGCTTTGGCGTGCCTCAATCTCACTCATTACATGACTTCTCTGGAACGTCATAATTTCGTTTGCAGAAAACATTGCATAGCGAGCAAAAGATACCGAAGGCGTACCAGCGATATAGTATCTATAGTTAATCATTAGAGGCCGTTTGAGTTGCACATTATCTACAGAGCTACTAACAAGCTCACCAACAACTTCTTGGCTGTTTATTAGTTTAAGTATTACTATCATGTGCTGCTCTCCTTTAATTGAACAGTAAAGATCTTGTAATCAAACTTCTCCTGGTTGTACATTTGTATACGCTCAGAAAAATGCTTGATGGTGTGGTTCTGATATGACTTCCAAGATAGGTCATCAGCAACATCATATAATACGGCTTCCGACTTTTCATTGCTTGTCCGCAGACCACGGCCTATGGATTGCAGCACCCTTACACGGGACTTACTAGGACTACCAAACACAACATTATGTAGGTTCTTAATATTGGTACCTGTAGCAAATGTTTTGTATGAAGCAACAACTACTACGTTCTTATTCACTTCAACGTACTTTCGTATCTCCTCACGCTCTTCACCTTCTACACCACCGAACACAAAGAATACCTCTTGATCTGGTTTGTTAGCCTGTATAAGCTGCTGGAGTATTCTACCATGATCTATGTTATTAAACAACAGTAATGTGTTATTTTTTAGTGAAGATACTAAGTTAGCAATAAACTGACTGCGCTCTTTATTGCGAAGTAGATACAACAGTTCGTCTTTGTATGTTGGCTTTGGCTTTCTGTTTGCAAATAACTTTCGCGCATCATCTGAATAGTTCAACACAATTGCTTTTATGTTCATTTGAGCAACTGTCTTTTGCTCCATTAATTCAGCAGTAGTGGTAACTACTTTTACAGGACCAAACAAACCCTCGAGTACCAGTTTGTTTGTCTGCGTGCCATCAAGTGTACCCGTGAATCCATAACGGTATTCACAAGTTGTCAACTTCTCCATAATGCTAACGAGACACTTTGCCTTAAACGTATGGGCTTCATCTCCTATTACACATCCATACTTCGAGAACCATTTTGCTGGTAACTGATAGATGCTTTGCCATGTTGTTATTGTTATATGTGCGTCTGTATCCTTTTCCTGCCCAGAGAATATTTTATGGATCAGATCAGGAGGACACCCATAGTCCTCAAAGTCGCTTGCCATCTGGTGGACGAGGCCCGTCGTTGGGACAATGATGAGGACTTTCTTTCCTATTAGATGTGTGGTTAATAGGTATATGATTAACGACTTACCAGACGCTGTTGGCGATATCATTACGGCACGCTTTTTACGAACTGCGTGCATGAATGCCTCGTACTGGTAGTCTCGTGGTTGCAACGTCAGATCTATATCTGTTACGTGCTGCTGCGCATCCTGTAATGTAAAATTTGTACTGGCAAACTCATTGGGTTTGTCATACTCAACATGATATCCCCGATCAGTTGCAAACTGCTTGACTTTATCTAACAACCCTACGTATAACGTCTGACGCATCAAATGGAACAAACGAATCTTACCGTCCCACATTTTATTCTTAAATGCGGGAGTAAAACGAGCACCTGGCACCGAAAAGGTAAAGTACTCGTTTAGTTCATATGCTACACT